AACACTACAACCCAATCTTTAATTCTTTCTTCACCTTGACCATTAAGTCTTAAACAAACTAAACCAAGTATGCCAGTCTTAGCACGTTCTTTTAATTGCTTAATAGCACTAGATGGATTGAACCCAGTTCGTGCTTTGACTTCCCAATCTATACCAACACACCCAGTTATATCTGTACCACTACGACCTGCACCAGTAGATTCTGCATATGGGAATCCATTAAGTGCTAAGTATTCAGCCACTACTTTTTGGCTACGGTATCCCCTATGTTTACGGGATTGAGATGGCACTAGTACGCACTCTTATCTTTCCTAAGAATGCGAACAGCCCAATCTAATCCTTGATTAAGTCCATCACCCCACTCATCGGTAGGTTTAATCTTTCTTTCTTCAATCTTGGTAATAAAATCTTTTAGTTCTGCGTTAACCTCAAGTAAAACAAGACGACGAATCTCCTGTGTCATATCATCTTCTTCTTCTCTAATCACACTCACTCCTTAAACTGTTCGACTGGCACTCGCCAGCCTTCAATGTATGAATCATACCATTCGTCAGTCATATAGTCGGTAGGCGCAATGTGTCCATATACCTCAACTTCAGAGTAATACTCAGTGTCCAATACCTTAGCCCCAAAGATATAGTTGTTGATGTCCTTCTTCCAAAAGGGTATAGAAGTTTGGGTTCGTATAGACCTAACCTCATAGTTCGCCCCCACATCAGCCAATAATTTACGTTGAGGATGAAGATTATTAGGGTACCAAGGGACATTCCAAGACTGGTTATACTGCTTGGCTACCGCCCACTCGCATACATTTGCCCTGATATTGGACAGCAATTCGTGCTCCAACTTGCCATCTATCTTACCTTTAGCATAGTTGGGTTTGTCTGTTGAGCCGAACTTGGCTAGCCATCTTTCTACTGCAAGGATAGTAGCAACCCTAACCTCATCTTTATCTAGGGCTACTATCAACGCCAGGCAACCTTTGGATACTTAGTAAAATTAATAAAGAAAAATAGGAAATCAAATCTATTTACCCTAGCAACTATTGTATTTAGATTGTCTTCCTTCATATCTATCAAAGGATACTTTTCATACCCAATACCAAAGCAATGTATGGTATTAAATCCAATGGTTATAGAGATACTGCCAATATCTTTAGTCAATGTATTAACCACCATTCTCTGGTATGTCAGACATAAACATAAACTCAGGATTAAAAGATAACCAGCAGTTTAAATTAGCGTTAGCATCTGCCCGACCATATCTGTTCTTTACAGGGGCAACAGCCATAGAAGTACCAACAACTCCAAGAGTGCAGATAAGAGCAGGAAGTTGCGCCACTTTGCCCTGAAGAGCCGAGCGAGGCTGACAAGGAGTACCAAGTACAGCCTCAGAAGTGTGATGAAGAATAATAATAGCAGCGTTAGTAGCACGAGCAAGGTATTTCAACTCCTTCATAATCGCCCTCATAGAAGCGAACTCTTCGCCTCCGTCAGTTGCAATGTCCATAAGATTATCTACAAAGATTGCTACGGGTGGGCAACCCCATAGTTCTTCAAAGGCTTGGACTTCTTCATCTATGTCTTGCAATGTAGGACTAGATTCAAATGACCAAACAATATGAGCACCCTTTGCTAATACAGCACGAGTCCAGCCTTGGTCAGTATTCATTAACTCTTCTACATCAGTTTGATTCTTACCTGAAATCATTGAGGCTAATCGCATAGCCATAGTGTGAGCATTAGTGTCAGCAGATATGTATAGGCTAGGCACTTTCATATTTAATGCTAAGGCTAAAGCAAGAGTTGACTTGCCTACACCTGGAGTTCCTGCAAGCATAGAGACTTCTGCTCTACGAAATATAATTTTATTACTTTCGAATGTTTTAAATACTGAAGGTAGTGGCTCTCCGCCAATATCTTTTCTACCTACGCTACGAACAAGCGTTCTCATTGGTTTCCTGTCTTAAGTTGGAGGAGGGATAATATCTTCCCCTTGCTACTACCCCTCCGCCAATTCTTATTCTAGTTCTTGTTGAACTAGTTTGCTGGTTTGCATTGGTCTGGTGTCCCCTGCGGGGTTGGGCAAGCCCAGAATGCGTAAGGTTTCCCCGTCGTTTTGCTTACTCCACTGCGATGGATTCTTGCTCCGTGTATACACGTCGGGGTTGAGAGACCTCCCGTAGCGGATGGAGGCGATTGCGGGGCGGTTGTGGAGGTAGGCGACTGCACTATGCCTACTGTTGAACCAGTGGTCCCCAAAGGGGCGACAGTGTAAGCACCTTGAATTAACTTTCCAGTTGCTGCAATCTGTGTAGAGTAATCACTCACACCTTCAAGCAACACTGATAGTTCTTCAGAAGTATTTGCACGTATATTAATCAAGTCTCCAGATGGAGTTTTATAAGAGACTTGTAACTTCCAGTCTTCGTTTGCCATTTATTTATCCTTCGTGAATTGGCAGTGTTCTGTGAGTCCACAGTAACTGCACGATTGTAGGTTCGGTAGAAATATACCAGCCTTGCGAGCCTTATCAAAGCCTGACACAAAATATTCTAATGTATCTAGTGTATATCTACTAAGGTCAATCATTTCCCCTGTCCCTGACTCACGAGACATCCAGTAATTACCTAGATTGACTTTAACACCAAGCATCTCTTCTACACCGACTTTATAAAAGCCTAATTGTAAATCAGATACTGGCTTACGAGAGGATGTTTTCAAGTCGACAATCACAAGTTGTCCGTTAACTTCAAATATCCTGTCAATAAACATCTTCACTGGCACGTCAGCAATGATGGGATTTAATTCCAACTCAATAGCCCGAACACCTTGAGGGGTAGTCCAGATTTTCCAGTCTTTATTATTTTTGCGCCAAGAGATGTAGTTGTCTACCCACTTGGAACCCTGTGTATTCCACCAAACAGCATCTTCCTTGTTTGGATTTGCAATAGTTGAACGACCAGCAACACGAGCAGTTGTTAAATCTAGTCCTTCAGATTCTTTAGCCCAAGCCTTTTCCCATAGTTCATTCATTTTCTAGGTCATACAATTCTGTCGCATAGTGAAAGGCTCTGCCACCAGCAGACCATATTGAAGGCTCTTCTTCTAACTTCAGTAATCTTCCTAAGTAATACTGATAGCCACAAGTTAAATAAGTTGTAAATGCTGAATAAGATATATGTGCAGGCAGTTCATATCCATCAAGTTTAAGCATAGTTTCTCCTGTCTATTGAATTAGATAACCCTCCTGCGGAGGACAGGAGAGTACTCAACACAAGAGAGTTATCTAAATTTATTTATATTTAATTATACTACCCTGTCGGGTAATTAGATTTAGGAAAGCCCCCCTACCCCCCATAAAAAATTATGGTTGGTAGAGAAGACATAACCCTGTCGGTATAACCGTCATTGAGGTTTCGCCCCCACCATTGCTGGTAGATGAATATTAACACAAGCACCTGACATATGGAAGCCATAGACACACCAATTAAAAACACAATAATGAACGACAAAAGACCCCCTTCCCAGTATCTCTACTAGGTCGGGGGTTATTTGTGTCTTAAAGGGGCGTTTAAAGCCCGATTAGGGCTACTTCTCTGTGCGTCCAAACTCTGGTGCTGACTTGTCTAGTGCCTTTAAAATAGGTCCTACTAGGCCAGCAACGAATGCTGCTGCCAATACCTTTGGCTCACGTTGTCCTGCCGTATATAGAGCAACAGCAGATGCTGCAGCAGCACGAAGGTATGAGAGGGCAATTTGTTTTACTTTTTCTTTGTCAAACATTTTTTCTCCTTAGAGGAACTTAACTAACTCAGCCCAAGTTTTTGGACCGATGATGCCATTGGAATCAATACCGTCGTGATTGTCTTGGAACTTAACCACAGCAGCCTTGGTCTTTGGACCGTAGATTCCATCAGCACTTAAAGCAAGGGCTTTCTGTACAATCTTTACGCCATTGCTTCTATCTCCAGGCTTAATAGTGCCAGGAAATTCTGGTGTATCTGATACTGGTACAGCAACATTAACTTCGTTACCCGTGTAATTAGGACGACCAAAGCCAACTACGCTTACCATAACTTTCTTTTTATTTTTAATGTAGCCACGAACCTTTACTGCTACTTCACCACCATTGCGTTGGTCTCCTCTAGCATTGCCAGCAGTATTACCTTCGATACAAGTAACAGTTCCATCTCCGTTGTTTTCAATTACAATACCAACGTGAGAGATTCTATCTACATTATCTCCAGGGAAATCAAAGAAAGCAATATCGCCAGGTACTGGCTTAGCATTCTTAGCATCAGTCCAGACGCCCATCTTCTTAAAGGCACCAGCACCAGCAACAGTAGATACCATATTAGGTACTTTTACTCCTGCTTGATTAGCGCACCACATAACAAATGAGCCACACCAAGGTAGAAAGTTTGCCTTAGTAAAGGCTCCATACTTGGTTTGATTATCTTTAGGACCTTCAATGGTTCCTACTTCATTCTTCGCAACCTCAACTAATGCTGCGACTGTATTCTTCTCAGCCACTGTTACTCCTTAGTTGTAGTTAGGGTCAATCTTTGCTTGCTTATCTGCAGCCTGACGAGTCTCTACCTCTGTGTCAGCAACTGTCTTTGCGCCTTTGTCTACTGTTGAGAATGCGGCATTAATTTCATCAAGAGATAGTCTGCCATCATCCATAAATGCACGGGCTAACTTTTCTACTACTGCTGCTACTGCTGTAAGGCCAGCCACAGTTACTGCTGTCATTGTGTCAACGCCAGCGATTGCACCAGCACCAATCACAGACAGACCAGATGCTGCAAAGACAGCAACGATACGCATTAATACATTATTAAGTGAGGTCATTTTATTTCCTTATCTATTGTTAAATTGACATCCAGCCTTGATATTCAGCCTCTGGATTATCCATTAGCCATTGTTGCCTTAATTTATTCTGGTATTCCCAATCAATCTCATTGTTATCTATTTCTTTCTTATCCATACTTGCCATCCCATACGTAATATTTCAATATCATCTTTATGTTTTGCTAGCCACGCATCTATTGCTGGCTTAGGGTTCTTATCTGTACCATCTGGATGGTCCCACTCATAATCATCAAATGCCATAACGCCACCAGACTTAAGCAAGTCCCAAGATAGGTCAGCATCTAAAGTCACTGATTCAGGTAGGTGGTCTCCATCAATATAGATAAAGTCATACTTAACCTCACGGTTATTCTTTAACCAGTCTCCACTAAATGCTTTATGTGCTTGAACCTTTTTACCGTGTGGTTCTATCTGCTCTTTGTAGGCTTGTTGTATATCATTCCAGTCATAAATTGATTCGTGTTGCAAATTACCACACCAAGGGTCTATGTCTACAAGCAATGATGTTGGGTCTGTAAGAATATTTTCTAATAGCCAAGCAGATGCGTTGCCAGTAAAGACACCTATCTGCAGGAACTTAAGATTCTTTTTGCCCTTAAACTCTGTTAGTCCATTCTCGAAGTCTTGGACCGTTGCATTGTCATAAAACCATTTTGGAAAGTTATCTGCTTTCACTTATTCTTTTTTTCAGCAAGTGACCTTTCATAGGCTCTTTGTCGCCATAGGTCCGCATCTCGTTTGGCTTCTATCTTTCTTTGTTTTGACGCTTCTGATTCTTGAGGCTTAATAGTTCTAGGCTTTATGTTACCACTGCCAGTATACATTGCACCTTGAGGCTTGTAAACTATACCAACATTTTCTCCACCAGGGTTATATATGCCGCCACTTGTTCTTGGCTTTGGTCTTCCTATTGCCATTTTATTTCTCCTTTGTTTTTATTTAGTGATTATCTGCTTTACTCGTCATTTGATTTACGCAATGGATAGGTAACTGCCCAGGCAATCAAGGTTCCAATAATCGCATAACCAACTACTGTTTTAGCGGACCCATCAAGAACAACCCAGGCAATAAACATACCTAACAGTGTCCATAATTGGTCAATCATATCTTTTAATATTTTCAAGATGCTCTCCTTCTTGATGCTCTAGGTTTATCATTACCCGCCATAGGCCCACCTGCTGGGCTACTTGGAGTAGGCGCAGATGTTCTAGTTGTGCCACTTGCTGCCATAGTCGCTGCACCAACGGCAGCCTGAGTAGCAATAACAGATGCAATAATAACTTTCTCTGATTCTTCTCTTTCTTCTTCAGACATATCAGCACCAATGTTTGAAAGAGCAGTAAATACTTCTGCTGGATTATCAAAGATTGCTGCAATTAACTCTGCAGGATTTTCTAATAATTGAAGGGCTACTACTGTGCCAGCCTCAAGGACTACACCATTCTCTAATTGAACTGGTGTCTCAGGTGTAAGAGTTTCTAAATCAACTTCATCTGCTTGTGCAACTTCTAGTTCTACTTCAGCAGGTGGTTCCTCTTCCTCAGCAGGTGGCTCTTCAGCCTCTACAGGTGGTTCCTCAACTGGGACTGGGGCTTCCTCTTCTACATCGGGAGGTTCCTCGGCCTCAACAGGAGGCTCTTCTGCTTCTACTGGAGGTTCTTCAGCCTCAGCAGGTGGTTCTTCTACCTCTGCTGGAGGCTCAGGCTCTACAGCAGGGGGAGGAATAACAATTGCAGGGGGTTCAGGTGCTACAGCGGGAGGCTCTGGAGCAGGAGTTGGTACCACAGCGGTACCAGTATCTACTGTTGCAGTAGTTCCATCAACTGTTGAAGTGTTTGTATCAACTACTACTGTGTTTGTATCAACCACTACAGTACTTGTATCTACTATTGGTGGTATTAAGTTGCTACTTAAAGTGTAAGTTCCTATTGGTGTTTGACCAGCAACTACATAATTGTAAGAGGTAGCACGAATTGTATAAGTATCAGCGTTTAATGTCCCACTAATTGCAGATGCAAGCCAGTTATTTTGAGAATGGTTACTATCATCATCTCCCCTAATAGGGTTGACGGTAGTGCTATCAGCAACGCCACGATATAACCATATCCAAGAATCTACCCAAGCCACACGCTCTACTGTTTGTGAATCAACCACTTCAAATCGTGGTCCAGTAGTGGTAGTAATTGTATAGGCTGTTGTTGTATCTACTTGAACTATCACATCAACATAGGCAGTAGTTTCATCAAGATTAATAACTATATCTTCTGCACTTGCTGGGGTTGGTATAAAGAGTAGGCTAATCCCTATCGCTAAGGAGTATATAAATTTGGTCAACACGGGCCTCGAGTCTATTCACTTGGTCTTTTACTGAACTGCCCCCGTTTGGCTTTAACTCTTCAAGATAATGACTAACTAACCATCTAATCGAACCAATAAAACTGGCAACGATAGTTACTACTGCTACGGCTAGCCCAGCCCAATCTGTGCTACTCATTATACTGTCCTAACCGTAATCTCAATTACGCCTCCAAACCCATCAAACCTTTTATCAGGTGGGGTCATACGCATAAACGAGATTTGCTCAATAACTACCTGACGACTTTCGCCAGTAGTAAGGTCCTGCCAGGTGACAACATCGCCACCCTCTTCTACACCTTCAAGTAATTGTAATCTTTCTAGTGCCTTACCTTCATAACCAGATACCACATTGTATCTATCTGTTTCAATATCAAAACAATAAATAGGAAATCTCATAACTCTCTGGCGAGGTGTAGCAATAGTAGCCTTGGCTTGATAGCCCTTAAATATTGGACCTGCACTAGTAGTTGTAGCATCACGATTAAGAATAAACTTATAGGCTACATACTCCTGTGCTGTGTCAGGATTGTTAGTACCAACTTCAACTGCAGTTACTCCTGCTTCATAGGTGATATGGTCATACTCAACACCATCTTTATCTACAGTCTCAAGTACTAATGAACCAAAGGTAAAGTCACCACGAGCAAGTAAACGCTTGAAGTTCTTAGGCTCTAGTGTTCCA